AATAGTATGAAGAATTTAAGATGTCAATCAGCCAACTGTACTAAATTAATGGGTAAGGTTGATGATGATGGTATTTTACATATTGACAGCAAAAGAAAAGGTTGGAATATTGAAGCCGGAATTGAAGTGGGATTTGTTAAATGTAAAAGGTGTGGTGGAACTATCCACTGGGATAAAAAACAATTAGTTAAGAAAGGGCAATAATATGTCAGGCACAGGACAAGGTTTTAATGGAATATGCGGGATGGCAAGACAAACTGCTCTGGCCACGCCAATCCAAGCAACAGATTTAGTACCATTCAATTCAGAATCAATAACAGAAGATCCTGAGTTTGTAGATGCTGAATATTTAGCAGGGAATGCTGGTATTGTTGATACAGATAAGGTCTTTGAACCTGTTGTGGGCAATATTGATATTCCGATATTATATAATGAAAAAGTATCATCCACATTCAAGGGATCTACATTATTGATTGGTGCTGGCATGGGGCAAGGTGGTACATGGGATGCTGGATCTGGTGATCTCCAATTCCTGCTTGATAAAACAGGTTTTTGTGCTGATGCTAACAGAGCACTGCTTACAATAGCAATAGAAAAGTCTGTTGCACTTTGGGAAAATCACGGATGTTATGTCAACTCTATGACTATCTCAGGGAATGCTAAGGAAGGTCTAAATGTATCTGCTGATGTGATTGGCTATGAGCAGGATAGAAACACCTCATCAGGAGTTAATACTCAAGCAAATCTGGCATCCTTAAGGACTACAATGGCTGGTGTTGCTGATAAGGTCATGTGGACTGATCTTGCTTTTTATATCGGAGATACAGCAAATGCTCTTATTGCCGGAGATGGTAAAAACATTTCTGCCTTTTCATTAACATTGAATAATAATCTCACTGAACCTGAGCAGGCAACAATAGATCCTACAACTCACACAGAGATAATGAAAACTCTTGAGCCAGTACAAAATGGCATGAGAGAAGTTACTTGTGAATTGACAATTCCAAGATATACAGCAGATACTTATTTGGATTGGAGATCTAATGGGACTAGGTTGCAATTGGAATTCCATTTTGTTAGAACTGCCGATTCAAAAGAGTTTCATATTTATATACCAGAAGCACAAATCACTGGGGTAGGTGCTCCAGTAAGTGGGCCAGGAATTGTGACTCAAACAATATCCTTGAAATGTCTTGTACCTTCTCATTCTATTACATTATTTCAAGATAATTCAACAGTGGTGAGTACAGAATTTGGGATTGATACTGATGATGAAAGATCTGCTGTTCTTTGGTCATAAATAAAAATTTAAGAAAGGGAATGACTCATGGCTAATCCAGCACAGGGTTTTAATACGAAAAGTGCCTTCAGAGTTGAAGGTGGTCAACTAGGAATAGACACCAGTGCCTATCCAACATCTACAGCCACAGCAGACACAGAAGAGGTGCCATTGGGGGGCAGTGATCTTTTCCCTTTGGAATCTGAAGGCATCGATGAAGAACATAATTTTGAAGCAGATCAAACTGTAATAGGTGTTGCTGGTGAAACATCTTTAGACCTTACAGGAATTAAGCCATCAGGAAGTTTATCATGTGTAGGAACATATGATGGCCTATCTGCTTTGGTTGGTTGTGCTATGGGATTTATTAATCCAGCAACACCGTCAGCTTTGCCGGCAAGTATTGTTCAGGGTGTTTGTGAAACTATCGGTGGAGGGCAGACAAATGCAAATGTCTTTGCTACCACCACACCGTTCGTGGCTGGAGATGTAGGTAAATATGTAAGAATTACTGCCGGTGCCGGTGAAGGGCAAGTCAGAATTATCAGTTCATTTACATCCACAGCAGAAGTTGCAACAGCCCCAAATTGGACAGTTATCCCTGATGATGATTCCTTTGAAATTCACAATGCATGGAATGCTTGGTATGAAGTATCTAATAATTTATGTGATGAATTATGGACTACAGCATATGCATCCTATCCTACTGGTGGTGTTGGTACTGCTAGTGATAAGATCATAAGGCGTGGAACACTGGGATTTGATAAGACTGCTTCACTATGGATATTCAGATCTTCAATGGTCAACACTATGAATATTTCAGGGAATGCCGGAGAGTCATTGAAATTTGGTTTTGATATGCTACCATTTGATTTAGATACTAGTGATACAGGACAAAATACAGTATCTACAGCGTGGGCTCTAAATTATGCTTCAGGGGATCAAACTCAAACTGAACTGCTAGAGAAAGTTATGTTCAATGATCTCACTATCTGGGTTGCTACATTCCATGCCTCCACAGTATTTGATAATGATGATAAAGTCAGCATATCAGCATTCAGCATAGAGGTCAATAACAACCTAAATGGCGATGATCAAGACTCTATATCAGGCACATACAGATCAGCACCAGCAAGGGACAATTTCAGAACAGTAACAGGGACATTTACAGTGCCAAGATACACTGCTGATACTTGGATAAATTACAGAGCCAATAAAACTGAGCTGATGTGTAATCTTCAATTTCAGGGATCTGCTATTGTTGGGGTGGGGGCTAGAGAATTATCATTATTCATTCCCAGTATGACAATTACAGGGGTTGGAGCACCAACCAGTGGAGCAGGAATAATCACCCAAGCAGTAAGTTGGAAGGCCTTAATACCATCAGAGATCCCAGCAATGCACGCAGAGGATCTTGGGACATATGTGAAATTATCATCCCCATATCCTGAATTTGTCATTAAGATGGCAAATGCTAATCCATTCAATGTTTTCAGAGATCAAAATCAGGCATATTAAAAATGAAACTTAAATACAAGTTACCTTCAAAGAGATTTAAATACAAGGGCATTTCATCTATGACAGGCACATTCATTTGTGATGAAAATGATGCTGATGCTATTGCTATTATTGAATCATATCCGGCTAATTTAGGACAGATCACCCTAGACAATAAAGTTATCAATGAAATTGAAAAAGAATTTCCTGATGATAGTTGGGTGAAGGCAGATATTAAAGATTGGATGGATGATGAAAAAATTCCATACAATTCAGGAGATACTAAAAGTGATCTCATTGAAAAGATCAGTCACAACTAATAACAGAAAGGCACTAAGATGTCATTACAAATAACCAGATCAACCAAAGAGCATACATGGGATATTCCCAAGCACCTTATTTACAAAAATGAGATTAAAAGTGAAGGTGATAAATTATCTTTATTGCAAACTGAATTGATTAATCTCAATAAAAAGATTGCTGGGTTGGAAGGTGATGTTCCAGAAGCAATATCGAGCAAGCAGAATATTCTAATTGACAAAGAGTCTTTTTATATTGCTGAAATTAAGAAGATCCTAGAGCCACTGGAATCATGCTCATTAAAGTACAGAAAACCAGGTGACAGGGAAGTCATAAACATTGCAAGGACATGGGTCAAAAATGGTAAAATAGAATTCACGGAAGATGAACAATTGGGATTGGCTTTTGAATTCTGTGAAGGGTATATAATTGGCTGGAATAATATTTGTGATGATGATGGTGCTGTATTTGAATTCACCAAAGATGAATTTGGTAAGATGTTTCCATCTGATATTAAAATTGCTTTCACAATGGATATATTAATTCCACTATTTGGACTACAATTTGATACATCAATTGAATCAGTAGATAAGGGTACAGACTTAAAAAATTAATAGACTATGTTGAGATAACAGCCACATTCGGTGTAGGCCGGAATTATTGTTCAGAATGTAGGCTTCAATGTAGTGAGACAAAAAGAATTCCGAGTTGTGATAAGAGCAAACAAACATTTCAATCACGATATGAAGTGTTGAGGCAAAACAAGAAAGGGCAAGGCATTGGAACTATTAAAGTTGAAGATCATTATTGTGCTGTTATCCAAGATGTTCCACTCAACCTTTCTGTGGATAATTCATTTGCCTTTGATGTTTGCGATCTTACACATAAATTATCTCCAACACAATCATATAAATTTACTAGAGCAGGAAAGAATTATGAAACAAGAATTCCCACTTTACAAATGATGCAAGATGCAATTTATATGCTCCATCCAGATCCAATTGATCAGGATGTATTATTGAGGTTGGTGAATAAAATCACTATTATTCATAATTCTATAGTAAATGGTACTGGATAGATGGCTGTAAAAATATCAATCATTGCTGATAATAAATCACGGAAAGCATTCACCGCTGTAACTCACGGAATTCAGAAAATTGGATCATCAGCAGTGAAGTCAACAAAAAATCTAGCATTATTAACAATTGGGGTTGGTTTACTATCTACTAAATTGGCTGGTGATTTACAAAAAGGACTATTGGAAGTTACTACCTTGATGGATGATGTTACTGAGAACACTATCAAGAATATGTCTAAGGAATTGAGAGGACTAGCCAGTGCCACAGGGCAGGGCTTACAGCCATTAGTCAAGGCAAGATATGATATTGTCTCTGCTGGTTTTTTCAAGATTGCTGAATCAGCACAAGTATTAAATGCTTCAGCCAAATTGGCTGTTGGTGGTGTTACCAGTGTTGATAAGTCAGCAGATCTGCTTACCACTACATTGAATGCTTATAATAAATCTGCTGAAGAATCAGTAAAAGTTACAGATAAATTATTCACGATTGTTAGATTAGGTAAAACAACAATTGGTGAAATATCCGGCTCATTTGGTAGATTAGTTTCAATTGCATCTCCTGCTGGTGTATCCCTGAATGAAGTCGGGGCATCTCTAGCAACATTAACATCCCAAGGACAGAAAACAGAAGAGGCAATGACAGCCATCAGAGCATTGATTGTAGAATTACAAAAGCCATCAGAGGATCTGGCCAAGGCACTGGACAGCGTAGGTGTAAAAAATTCAGAATTGACATTGAAAACAAAAGGCCTAGCGTTCACATTGAACAAAGTCAAGGAAGCATCGATAAAAAGTGGCAAGACATTTACCCAATTATTCAGCAATATAAGGTCTTTACAGGCTGTTCTCCCACTTACTACCACTGGAGCAACAAAACTCGCTGAGAGCCTAGAAGGTATGGCAAATTCAGCCGGTGCAACAGACAAGGCCTTTGCTATTATGTTGGATTCTATAAATGTCAAGTTTGCTAGGATGAAACAGAATGTAATATCTATACTTATCACACTAGGTGATGTGATCATAAAGGCCATTTCTGATGATATTGATAAAATAAATAATGAAATGGAAAGATTAGGGAAAATTGGCTGGGATGTAGTTGGCAAGGAGATCCTTAAAAATATAAGTGTAATTTTTCAAGCTGTAAAAGATATAGTAAAAGTTTCATTATCATTATTACCACCATTGATTTCCCAGATATTTAAAATTGCTGGAAAATCTGCTGTGGTAGCATTTAAGATCGGTATGGAATCATTTGATATTGATTTTAAGAATATATTATTTGGTGGAGAGCAAAGGAATAATGCATTGAAGTTTGCTAATATTTTTGGCAGAGATGTTGCTGAAGAATTTGTAAATAGTGGTGGAAAAGAATTTGGAAAGCTGAATGAGGTTATCAGTGCCAATTTAAAAGATGGGAAAGCATCCAAAGAATTATTTAAAATGTTTGAAGATGCTGGCATTAATGCTCTGATGGCTGGCATTATTATGGATGGAGTTAAAAAGGGATCTATAACAGGGATATCAAATTTGGAACAGGCCTTTGGAGATTTCAAATTCACTGCTGATGTAGATGTTGCTGGCGATTTATCCTCATTTAATGAAGGATTTGTGGGGCAAGTGAAAATTGCTATGGAACAGATAGCACAGATTATAGATAAGACTTACACTGATGTAATTCCACAAACTGTTGCCGATGGGAACAAGGCCATAGTTGATTCAAATAAGGAAACATTTGATCTAGTTGGGGGAACAATAAAAGAGGCATCAGCAGAGATTGATCAAAGACTTCATTTAGCATTTAAACCACAACCAGTGAAAGAATTTGAGAAGAGTACAGAATCATCATTTATAAATTTACAGGATAAAATAAATGCTTGGGGCACATCTGTATCAGAGAGTCTCACGGCAACATTCGGAAGTACATTACAAAATGTGCAAATGCTTGGCGGTTTAGGATCTGCCCTGCTGGGTAAGGAGATGGCTGAGATCGATGGTGCTACTGCTGAAAAAATTAGACTTGCTGAAGAGGAGTTTAATGCCGGTCAGGAGATACTAGCCAGACAAAATTTATCTGATGAGGAGATGCTGGAAAGGCAGGCACAACTTGAGAAACAGAAAGCTGATAAAATTGAGGCAATAAATAAGAAAGCTGATAAGGACAGAGCCAAAGCACGAAAGAAACAAAAACCATTCTTAATTGCTGAAGCACTAGCCAATACTGCCTTGGGAGTCATTAAGGCCTTGCCAAATTTAGTCAAGGCAGGCCTAGTAGCAACTATTGGAGCCATCCAAGTAGCAACTATCAGAGCGCAAAAGTTCATTGGTGGTGGTGCTGTTTTAGGTGGTGGTGGAGCCAGTGATGATGTTCCTGCCATATTGAAAAGAGGAGAGTTTGTTGTGGATGCTCCTACAGTTACAAGACAAGGAGGAGTATCAGAATTTGCCCAAAGACTTCAAGATCCTGTGGTACAATCAGGAGGTGGAGATGTATATAATACAAATATCAGTGCTGTGGATGCAAAGTCACTAGAAAGGTTATTTATGAGCAACCCTAGAGCATTTAATAATGGATTGAAAGGTGCTGTAAAAAGTGGAATGGTAAAAGTGGAATCTGATAGTGGTGTAAATTCTAATTTGAGTACAATGTAATGGCACTAGCAACCTTTACAAAAGCCACAGTAACAACCTATACATTTGCCAAAGGGAATGCCCTGCCAATGCAACATGAATATGAGCCAAATCAAATTACAGGACTTTCTGGTGGAAGATCTAAGAAAACGCATTCATTGGGTGATACTTTAGAAAAGTGGTCAATAAAACTTAACAGAATTACAAAAGCTGATCATGATTTATTAGTTGCTTTTTTTAGCAATGCCCTCATAGATTGGCAAGCAAATCCATTTACATGGACAGATGAATTATCAGTAGCCAGAACAGTAACATTATGGGATGCTGGAACACTTCAATTCCCTATCTCTGCAGGCCTATTTAGAAATGTCTCATTCACCTTAAGAACTGAACCTACATAATGGCCAAACCTATATCCGCTCATCTTGCCAAATATGCTTGGCGTGCTGGTGCCAAACCAAGGCTTTTAATTGACTTTCCCTACATTGAAGAAAATTTCTGCCTAGGATCTGCTGTGACTATCAAGGATGTTGAATCTGGCACTGATGGGGCTGGGACAATATCATTGTCTGTGTTAGTTTCAGCTGGATCTACTTTTGTAACAAATCAAGTATCTGCTGGGGATGATGTTGTAATTACCGGAGGATCTAATGATGGGACTTATGTTGTTGATAGTGTTACAAATGAAACTACTTTAGTCATTTCAGGGACATGGACAGCAACTGATGGGGCTATGACTTTCTCAATCCACAGAGATTATAAAGATGAAATTGTTTCACCACCAGCATTTGCTTATAATTCTAAGCGTGAAGGGGGATTGAGAATTGTCAATGATATTTCCTTTGGAATAGATAATCATGATTTATTCTCTAATTTTTACAGATCCACTTTGTTTCCAAAACCAGAATCTACACCAATAAGATGCTGGTTGATTTTCGATGATGGATCAGCACAATTAAATGCTAGTGATAGATTTCAGATTTTTCAAGGGCAAGTTGATGATTCACCTTCTGTTGATATCCATTCTGTTGAAATAAATGCTAAGTCTAAAGATCTATTTTCTGATACACAAATTGGTGATGTGATTGGATTTGATGTTTTAACAGCAATGGTGTCTAAGATAAATGATACTACAGCAGGGAAAATCAAAGCTGTAGTGTTTGGTGATTACATAGTCGGATCTCTATGGGATAGCAGATCTGGTACTGGAATGCTACCATTTGACCCTACTGATGACAAGATCCCTGTACCTAAATTATTATATTTAGGTGAAGGAGTTGCTGATGATAAAAGATATTTTCTTGCTAGTATCAACCAATTAGGATCTTATGACACAGTAAATTCAGTAAGAAATATTGATATAATATTTGAAACATCCGACTTTCCAATGAGACTTTCTAATGCTACTGCCGATGGTTTAAAAATGGCTAGATATGATGATATTGAAGGATCTATAATAGAATTGGGTGTGGATAATACTGCCGGCAAAGTCACTAATTGTGAAATGAATATTTCCTGTATTAAAGATTATACTGTTACCACAAATGCTGATCCAAATACATCAGTTACCAATGAAGATTTAATGGTGGATTGGGATGATGTAGGTGGAAAATTAAATATTTCTGCCGGATCTGGGGCTGGGGATGAATGTTATGTAATAATTTACATCCAGAATTCTATTGACTCATTTAGTTCTGATCAGGAAGTCTATTGTGGATTATATGCTTGGTGCGGTTATGGTGGTGCTGGTGCTGGTGATGCTGATTTCAGCGTACTTGTTCAGCAAGTAAATCCGCCAGTATTATCAGTAATACAAACATATACTCAATCAGAATTATCCGGCAATACAGATTATGATAGAATAATACAACCTACAGCCTTATTGGTTTCAGGATCTCCTAATATACCAGCATTGAAATTTAAAATTACTCTAAGAAAATTATCTGCTGACACAAACAAGACAGCACAATTAACTATTAAACATGTTGTGGCTTATTACAAAGGTACTAAAATTATCAGCCCTACTGATGTTTTAAAATTTGGCGGTGTTGGCCAGTTCATTGGATCATGGTCAGTGGGAAGAGCAACAGGTGATGGGTACACTGAAACTCATGTTGATGATGATGCTTATTCTGTCCAGCAAACTACTCTGACAGATGGGGTAACACAAGTTGGGGCTGTTGTAAATGAATTTGGATCTGCTGGTGGTGATTTTGCTGTTGATGCTCAAGAGGGTGATATATTAGAAATTACTGATGGAAATGCTAATTTAGTCGGTCAGTATCCTATAAAATCAATTACATCAGCGACAGTGTTGGTAATTGAGGGGGATTTCTCTGAAGCTGATACAGGGCTTGACTTCCAGATAAATAGATCTTCTGTGTGTCAAAATGGTGCTTCAATAGTGGAGCAATTGATCAGGGATGAATTAGGCCTAGTGGATGCTGAGATCAATATGGATTCTTTTAATATTGCTAGCAATGATGTTTCCACTTCTGTATTGAAATTTGCCGTGGAAAATAAACCACAGGACACAGATAAATTCATTGATGATTTTGCTAAGAAATTAAAATCACTCATATATTTTGACGAACAAAACAGAGCATCGATGAGGACTTTTGTATCCACAGATCCTTTCAGTGCCTCAAATCTCATCAGTGAAATTGAAGATACTACAGGATCAAATTGGGTGGATCAATTCTCATACAATCATCATAAAAGGGCTTTTTTATCTACCACAAACGCAGAGACAACCACCCTAGATATTAGAGAGCAATATTCTGATACTGATGGCTCTTGTACTTTGGGGGGCAGTATATTAGGGTCAGCAGGGGCTCAATTTATAAAGGATGGAGTTACTACATCCAGTGTATTAATTATAACCACAGGATCAAATGCTGGTACATATACTATAACCACAGTGAATGCTACTAATCTTGTAATATCAGGGACATTTCCTGTGGCTGATTTTTCTATGACTTTCAAAGTACAAACCACAATATCTGTTGTTCCTACAAAGGACATTTACAAAGGGGGATCTGTATTAGCATCTGAAGTTGCTACATTGATTGAAGATGGCAGTATATTGAGCTGGTCTGTAGGTTATAATATTACAACAGGGATTTTCACTATTGATCTTGATACTGCTGTTACTGGTGCTGGGACTCTTAATTTCAGCGTTATGGCCAATTCCGGTGCGTCAGATTTTTTCTGTGAAGTAATGGGATTTTACAAAGGAGATACCCACACAGATATCACCACTGTGGATAGTGACTTTGGTGTATTTGAAGGAATGTTCCTGTGCCATGTAATTGAAGAGGATTCATTCAAGTTATATAGAGATAATAAATTGATTAATGACTTGAAAATAACTATGAATGATAATACTGTAGTTTCATATTCTGATGCTACTTCAATTACAGATCATGGGACTCAGCCGGATAAAAAGACTCACAAATACACAAGAGATGAAGCCACAGCAGATATTTTTGGAGATCACATTATTGCTCGCAACAAAGACAAGGTATTTACTTGTGAATTTAATGTGCTTGGTATGACTCCACTTATATACAATCAGTGGGATTTTATCAATGTTAGACATCCTGTGTCTGATGGTATATTTGCCAACCCTGAAACAGAGAAATGGAAAATTCTAAACATAGGCCTATCCAGTGATTCAATGACCACATCTATAATAGCAGAACATATTTAATATTTTTTTTTAAAAAAAGATTAGAAAACATTAGGTTCATGTTATTGAGCAACCCTATTTTTAGATAGGTTAAGAACAACAAAGAAACAAAGGAGATGAAAATGGAAATTAAAATTACAAAAGAAAATAAAAAAAGCAACTGGGTTGAAGGTACTTGTGGTGATTATACTTTTCTAGCACAAGTATGGGATGAACCTTCTGAGCGTGGAATTGAAGGATCTGCTGTATCAAGATTATTTGTTAGCCACAAAAGCACTCCACTTAATAGAGTCATTGACTATGATCGTGAATGGTACACAAGACCTTCTCTGAAGAACAGATATTTATATGAAACTATCATGAACATAATCAACCCTGATGAACCTACTGATATGAAATTAGTAATAATATCCGAAATCAAAAAAGTTGTAGCTGACTATGTTGCTAACACAAATGAAATTTACAAAGCTATGGATTGTGCTGAATATGTAAATACAGATCCTTATTCACACGGTGTTATGATTAATTATAATGAAGACAAAGGACTGGTTTGTTTTGATGGGGGATTATATGATTGCTTACATCATAATCATGTTGAAAATCGAACGCACATTGCTTTGTGGGGGAAAATATCACAAATGGTAGATAGTTATGATTTCCATTTGTGTCCTGAAGGCATGGGTGTTACTAGAATTACAAAGAATTAAATTTAACACGGCAGGGTCACAATGATCCTGCCTTTTTTACAAAAAGAAACAAAGGAGAATGAGAATATGACAAAATTTGAAATGGCAAGAGTAGTAGTAACCGCCCTGTATGACCTTCCTGAACTTGCTACTGAAAAAAATCCAGTGGCATGGAGACATATCCAAAGTCTAACCAATGCCCCGAAAGATGTGGTGGAAGATCAATACAAAATGGCTCTGAATGCCCTAGAATCAAGAGGTCTAATGATTGAAGTGGATCAGGTTGTTGCTATAAGAGAAGTTGATACCATGACTCATCACAAAGCGTGCGAACTTTTCAATGATAAATTGAAGGATTTGGAATTGAAGCCCTTGGCTAATGTATGGGTGACAGATATAAAGACGGAAGGTGCTTGGTGTAAAATAGCTGATGTAGCAATAATTGATCATGGAAATCTAGGCTATTTTATAGCACTATTCAAGCACGTAGAAATAGGCATAGCTGTAAATAAACATGGGGGTGATTTACATCTCTTGGTGGAATATCATTACAAGCATTACAATGATAAAAAAAGTGGCCATACTTGTCGATTTGTTTATGATGATAAAAAAGTGTGGAGACAATACGACTAATGAAAACAAAATCATATAACACAAAAAAAAGACTATCAGTACAAGCAAAAGCAGAGATCCAGAGAATTCTGGATACCCACAATTATTACAAGAATTGTTTCACGTGGGGCTTTGGGGGGAATGCTTCAGTGAGACAATTTCAGGAAAATAAATTCAGAGTCATGAATCCTGATGTGAGGTTCACAACTAAGGATGGTTTCATCGATGTAAGGCAGAAACTAACCATATCAGGCAAAAGACACCAGTACAGGGCTATTATAGTGGTCAATGGGGCAGTCAAGAATATATTGGCTGTGAAGGGATTGCTGAAATGACAATGTATTCACAACAAATTTTATTAGATGATCTTGATGAGGAAGTTACACTGGAGCAAATCCAAGGATTAAGGTGGTGGATCATACAACAATTAATATTTAATGACAAAGGAGAACTGATATGAAACATCCCACAGAACAACTCAAAGAGCATTTTCAAGTAACTAAAGATTTTGATGCCTTCCCATTTTATCAGCATGCTCATGGCACTTTTTATATGAAAAATGCAATACAGTTGAGAGAGGACAAGCGAAAAAATAATAGTGACCAATATGGAGGGATGAGACATTGCCCTGAGTGCGGTCATGTATTCTTATTCTGTTCACCTAATGGCATACCAAAAACCACAACAGACATTTATCCTGAATTCAAGGAATTTTCTAATATGTACCCACAACAAATTTGCCTGTTATGCATCTAGTTGGATATAACTACAGATTCCATCTGATAGGAACATCATACCAAGAAAGAGATGTTTGCAAATGTATCTCTGGATACTCATGGGACAAGGGAAGTAAGTGCTGGACATATCCGGCTGATCCAGATACATTGAAAGTCTTGCTGACTTACTTTCCTGATGTAAATATTGATAATACAGTTTATACTGAAATGGATAAAAAGTCAAAAGAGTCCATCCAATTATTAAAGATTAAACAGGATGCCTATGAGCATCCTGATACATCAAAATATCTGAATTATGAATTCTATAATCACCAAGCAATATCTTTTGCATTTTTTAAGAATTTCAATAGCAATATTGACTTCTCGGAACCAGGTGCAGGAAAGACAATGGTACAGATTGCTTTAATGAAATTCAGGGATCTTAAATACACATTGATTATTTGTCCTAAAGCCCTGATTGATAATGTCTGGGAGAAAGACATTGTTGATTTCTGGGGTACTCACAAGAAAATATTTAAATTAAATAGCACAGTATTAAATGCTGAGAAAATTCTTGCTGAAGGCCAGCAGGGGATCTATATAATGAACTATGAGAAGTCATGGAGAATTGAGCCTGATCTCCAAAGAATTCCGTGGGACAGTATTATACTAGATGAATCATCGAGAATAAAAAATCATAACTCTAAACAATCTAAAAGCATTCTGAAGCTAGATGCTGAATATAAGTCTATTATGACAGGAACACCAGCACCAAATATTATGCTGGAGATATTCTCACAGATCAGATTTGTAGATAATAAAATACTAGGATCTAATTTTTATTCATTTCAGGCTAGATATTTTGATAAATATATTATACCAAATACTAATATTCCGAAAATATCACCAAAGCATGGAGCCATCCAAGCCATCAAGGAATTGTATGAGCCATATGCCATAGCGTGGAAAAAAAGTGAATGTTTAGATCTTCCACCAATTACAACTCAAACAATTACCTGTGAAATGAAAGGGGCACAGCTTAAGGCCTATAAGGAAATGGCTATTGATATGATCACATATATTGAAGGAGATGTTTATGATGCTCCGATAGTTCTGACAAAATTAATGCGATTGGCTCAGATCTCTAGTGGTTATTTACAGAACACAGATAATGAGGATTTGACATTTTTCAAACCTAATCCAAAATTAGATCTCCTGATGGAATTGCTTGGTGATATTCCCAATGACTGCAAAGCCATAATCTGGTGTAATTTCACCCAAAACATATTAATGATCAAAGACAAGTTGAAACAAGCATCTGTCACATACTACGGTGGCACAAAGGATAAGGACAGGGTGATTGCTATTGATAGATTTAAGAATGATCCAGAATGTAGATTTTTCATTGCTCACCCTAAATGTGCAGGTCACGGCCTGACATTAACATCAGCAAATTATGCTTTGTATTATAGCACAGACTATTCATATGAAGGATATCAGCAATCAGTAGATCGAATAAACAGGATTTCTCAAACTAAGCCAATGACCGTATATCATTTATGCTGTAAAGGATCTAATGATAATGTTGTTTTCAAGGCACTGGCCGGAAAGAAAACATTGAATGATTTAGTGAAAGATATTAAGGCCTTTGCTCAAGTATATAATAATTCTTAAATTTAAGCGTAAATTTTCAAAATAATAAAGGAACAAAGGATATGAATGGCAATGCCAACCATCGAAATGTGTACATCACAAATTTCAATTCTAGTTATTCTTTTTTCAACATAAGTGATTTTGCATCTCATGATAATATTAAACACATTACATCAGGAAGATTAAACATTCACAGTATCAAAGAATTGACCAGAAAAATTACATACAGCATAGCAGATATTACACCGGATGACTATGTATTGTTGTGCGGTAGCACCATTGCCCAAGCCATTTCCCTTGCTATTATTTTTGAAAAATTAGGCTCTATCAATTTACTCATATTTGACGCATTGAAAAATGAATATTTTATGAGAAAAATGAGCGTGTCTGATTATGATGATATAGCAACAGCCAATAAATAAGGAGTGATATGCAACAGGAACAAACTACCAAACCTGTCCCAATAGAGGATGTAATAAACAATTCAGACAAGGATCTGCTCAAGATTTTATCAGAGAAAATCTGCTTGGCTAAATTGGAAAATACAGATCTCAATACTAGAGTAAAGGCCAATAACAAGGCTATTGATAAATGGCATTGGGAGATCATGAAAATCATGGATGATCTAGGAATGGAGGAGGATGATGAGAAAATCACCACAGCATTCGGATCTCACAAAAGAGAAACAGAATTATATTCTACATTTGATGATGAGACAGGTGGATTCAACCAATTTGTCAAATGGGCAGTAAAGTCTCAAGCATGGGAATTCTTAAGAAAGCAAATCAATGTGACACCATTCAGAGAATTTGTAATCAAAAATGGTTTCACCCCACCTGGATTAGGGCATGGTACTAAGGCCAAAATCAAGAGTACAGTGTCCACAACATTCAGAAACAAAATGAAAGAGGAGAAGTCAAAATGACAAAAAAGTCAACAGACCTAACAAAGAAAAAAGATGAACTGGAATTGGTAGAAGGGATACCTGCTGGTGCCATAGTACCATCCACAGGATCTGGCAGAGGATTTGATGAGATGGATGCCGATGATTACATAGTACCATATGTAAAAATGATGCAACCATTATCCCCTGAGATCGATGAAGATGATCCTAAATTTGTTGAAACTGCCGGCAAGGGAGATCTACTGAATTCACTATCAGGATACAATTATGGGGATAAATTAAAATTCATCCCTATCATGTTCAAAAAAAGACGGATCTACTGGAAAGACAGAAGTGATGGTGGCGGAATTATCTGTGGTTCAATGAATTCAAAACAGCCTGATATGGGTGATATGATTGCTGATTCATGTAGGAGATGTCCCAAGAGTAAATGGACTAAGGATGACAAGGAAAATAGTGTCCCACCAGCATGTACTTTGATCTACACTTTCCCTGCTGTAGTATTGGGATTATCAGCCAAGGATATAGGTAATAAAATTGTTGCTGTATCATTTATGAACACTAGTTCCAATGCTGGAAAAGAGTTGGCAAACATGGCCAAATTCAGTGGTGGTGATATTTTCGCTAGACCTTATTTGTTGGAGACAAAAAAGGAGAAAAATGACAAAGGAACATATTATGTTCTCACCACAAAGTTAGCCGGACTGTTGACTGCTGAAGAATATGCTGATGCTGAAAAAGTCTGGGATATGCTTAAGGATATGACTATTGACTTTCAAGATGATAAGCATACCAAAGATGAGATGACAGAAGATACTGGGATTGATGGTAATCCTGTAGAGGTATTTTAACCAACCTATATGCTGGGAATTGTAATGGTTCCCAGCATATTCATATTATTCATATTATGAATTACACGAAAAGATTAAAATTGGAATTACAAAAATTAATAATTATCACAATTCAATAATCGTGAAAATATGAAAAGATCTATATACAATACAATGATGGAAAATTACTATATTGTATTTATTGGACTTATTTTTTATAAAAAAAATATACACTCTATAGTAAATAATAATAATATTTTTTTATATATTTATTAGCTGTTTATTCCCTATAGGGTTTTGAAAAAATATTTTTTTTTATTATTCCTAAAATATTTTTCTACATAGCAAAGGATTTGAATGGAATTGATTGACAAGATTAATAGTGTAATTCACTACCAGATTTTTTATGGGGACTATTTCAAAGGAAAGCAAACAAAAGTATCCCCAACAGAAGTATCTACCATGTGCCCTTTCCATACTGATAAAACACCTTCCTTCACATACAATTTAACTACAGGCCAATGGCATTGTTTTTCAAATTGCGGATCAGGAAATATATTCACATTTATCCAGAAGGCAGAGAATTTATCAAAAGATGAGGCACAGCAATTTATTATCAATAAATTAGGCCTACAGCCAAAGAAAAAAACAAAGAAAACAATAGATATTAGTGAGGTTGAATCCTACCATGAAGCACTACTGAATAATAGCAAAGCTGTGGAATATCTCCAAGCAAAGCGTGGTATCAATATTGATACTATTGAAAAATTCCGGCTAGGCTATCACTACAACAGATATACTATACCGATATTCGATGAATTTGGACATTGTATAAATATCAGGAAATATTCACCGACTACCACAAAAGGAGATAAATTCAAATCCTATGGTGCCGGATATGGTGAGGCAAAATTATTCCCATATGAGAATGTGAACCTGCCGTCACTTGTACTGTGTGAAGGTGAGATGGATTGTATGCTTTTGAACCAATTAGGAATTCCGGCCATTACAGTAACATCTGGAGCAGGGATCTGGAAGTCATTCTGGACAAAATTGTTCGAGCAAAAGACTGTATATATATGTTTTGATATAGATGAGAAAGGCAAATCAGGATCTCTTAAGATAGCAGATTATTTAAAAGATGTTTGTAAAAATCTTTATGTAATGGAACTACCTATAACAGAGCCTGATAATGGAGATGTTACAGATTATTTTATCACCCACGGAAAAACATCTGTAGAATTCAAGACACTGATCCAGAATACAAAACCATATCTTGCTGAAGTAGATGAGGATGTGATAAATAATTATATTGAAACTCCATTAGCTGAGGCATCAGAAGCAAAAAATTATTTTAAACATTTTGAAATGAAAGTGCTTGTTGCTGGCAAGGATCTATCACCATATTTAGTTCCACAAAAAATCTGTTTTACATGTGATCAGGACTTTGATAAAAAATGCCATTACTGCCCAGTGGGATTGGCTAACGGCAGAAAAAATATTTCCTTTGATTTAAACACCACGCAGATCCTAGAAATGATTCAAGTCACAAAAAAGGAATTAGATTTATATATCCGTAAAACAGCCGGAATTGTATCAACTTGTAGTAGGTACAATTCAGAGGTATTGGTGGCCAAGAATGTTGAGGAGATCCGACTCATCCCTGATATAGACTATCAGAATGATGAACAAAAATATGTCGTGAGGCAAGCATTTTTTATTGGCCATGGAATTGAAAGCAATAAGGTATATGTATTTAAGGGAATTACAATACCAGATCCCAAAACTCAATATGCCACTCATATGATACATGAGGCAAGGAAAGCACAGGATTCAATTGATACATTTAAAATGAATCCAAAATTAAAAAAAGCACTTAAGGTGTTTCAAATAAAAGGAGAATGATAATGCCAAAAGATAAGCTAGTAAAAATTGGTGCCTTGTGGGTTAGCAAAACCGGAGAAGGCAAGAAAATGCTATCAGGGAAAATGGGTGATGCTAAAATGCTAGTGTTTGAAAATGGATACAAAAAGTCAGATAATCAGCCGGATTATATTGTGTATGTAACTAATCCAGAAAGAAAAGAGAAGAATGGAGAATCTAATCCACCACCACCGGATGGATACCATTATGAAGGTAATAGATTGGTGCCTGATAGTGGTACAGCAATAGATGATGACATACCATTTTAAGGAGTAAAAATGCAACACAAATTCAGAGGATGGAGCAATGAAGAAAGCAGATGGGTTTATGGGGATAAATTCAAAGGATATGCTGGTGGGTCATTTATAAGGGAATATGAAAGTAAAAATGGGGATGCAAATCCAAATATATTTCATAATTTTAAAGTCAGGGCTGATACAGTTTCTATGTGGACTGGTGAAATTGATATAAATAAAAATGAAATTTATGAAGGGGATGAAGTTACGCACAGAAAAGAATTTAATAAATGGAGTGGAATAATAATATTTGAAAGGGGCACATTTTTATTAGATCGTGACAAAGATGGTAAGATGTTATTCTGCTGTAGGATGGATTTAGATTATTGGGAAATTATAGGCAACAAATGGAATTTAGATGTTAACAAAAACTGAACAACTAATTTCAAAATATAAAGATATTGCCAGTGACCTTGAGATCATTACTGGCATAAATGAACGGCAGGATCTCCTGCTGACTGTGGATCTGGTTTATCATTCTGTATTGAGATTTGAATTTCAAGGCCGGATGGTGCTGAAGGGTTATCTTGAGGCCTTAATACTTGGAGATACTAGGACAGGGAAAACAGCCACTGTAAAAGGCCTTATGGATTTTTATAAACTTGGTGAAATGGGCACAGGAGAATCATCCACATTTGCTGGATTAGTCGGTGGATTATCCCAAGTAAATAAGCGGTGGAATATACAATGGGGCAAGATCCCTTTGAATGACCGGAGATTATTTGTGTTGGATGAGGCATCCGGCCTATCTATTGATGAAATATCTATGATGTCAGGAATAAGATCCACAGGCATAGCAGAGATTATTAAAATTCAAATGGAAAAGACAAGGGCAAGGACTAGATTAATTTGGATATCAAACGCCAGAAGAGGTCAGCCAATGCAAACTTACACCTATGGTGTATTGTCTGTCAGGGAATTAATAGGAAGGCCTGAAGATATAAGTAGATTTGATATTGTTATTACTTCAGCATCTGGTGATGTTGAATCTGATGTGTATAATAAAGCTGTGAAGCGACAACAGAAAATAAAGATCAAGCAAAGGCTGTACAGGGATCTTATATTGTGGGCATGGTCAAGAACACCATCTGATGTTATTATTGGTGCTAAAGCCACACAAGCAATACTTGACTATGCATCTACACAGGGAAAGAAATATAACAGTGGCATTCCCATAGTAGAGCCAGCGGAACAACGAATCAAATTGGCAAAGATGGCTGTTGCTGTTGCTTGTCGATTTTTCTCCTGTTCTGAGGATGGGGAAAGAGTCATGGTATATCCTGAGCATGCTGAATTTGCATATCACTTTCTTGAAAAGTGCTATTCTAAGTCATCGATGAGGTATGATGAGTGGGCAAAAAAACAAAATGAGATGCTGGTGCTGAGAGATGTTGAGGAAGTCAAGAAAATTATCCCTAGAAAGACAGTGGACATGTTCATGGATTCTGAAGTGTTGAATCTAGGAGATGTTGAGGACATGGTGGGGGATCGACTAAATGCAAAGGATATTCTAAAAGTATTGAGGCATCAGAGAGCATTGATAAAAGTCAATTCATCTTTGTATAAAAAAACACCTGCATTTATCACTTTTTTACGGGATGTGATGTCAGGTAAAATTACATTGCCAGTGTCAGATTTTGGTGATGAGGAGGTATTTTAAATGATAGCAATTCTGGGTGGTGGACTTTCTGGATTGATGACCGGATATATGCTACAGGCATATGGGGCAACTCAAGATATTATCATCCTAGAGAAAAGGCACAATTTGTCATTCTCTAATATGTCAGCATCATTCTATTGTCATGAATATCTTAATGATAAATTAACACCAAAGGAAAATAAATTTTTAGTGAGGTGGATTGTAAATGGAAACATTAAAGATCCTGAGAAAAAATACTCAATGAAAGTTTATGATCAGATCCAAGATGTAAGTTTAAAAGTTACCGAATGTGAAGGATATAATCTGGATATTTTAGAAATGATCAGTAAATGTTCCCCATCTATCAGGTTATCATCTGATATTACAGATATTAATATTTACAATAAGGTTATAAAGATTAAAGATGGGGATGACATAAAATATGATAAATTAATATCCACCATAGCCATGCCAATATTTATGAACATATCTGGTGAAGGCCGATGCACTTTTGATTATAGGCCTATTTTTACCAAGACAGAATATGGTTTCAGGACTCACAATGATAATAGCATCACCCTTGAATATTTCCCTGATCCTGCTGTACATTACTATCGTAAGACATATCACAATGAAAAATGTGAAGTGGTAACAGAATCCCTAGAGCAAGCAAAAGGATTTTACCATAAAATTTTTCCAGGCAAGATCCGCATCAATACTGAGCAACAAGAACACTTGAATTTGTTTAGTATTGCTATGAGGAAACAAGGCATTTACTTTTTTGGTAGATATGCCCAGTGGGATCCCAAAGTGCTCATTACTGATGTATATGAGAATATAACAAAAAACATAGGAGAAATTATTTATGGTTGACTTGAAACAAATTTGGCATGATCAAAAATTGTTCAATAAGAATTTTGTAAAATATGATGAGGTAACTGATGAGGAAAGGCAAAAAATTACCAAAGAATATTGCCTTCAATTACAGGGTGAGATCCACGAACTATTGCGTGAGATAAATTTCAAGACTCACAGAGGTAACAGGAAGGTAATTTACAGCAATCTGAAAGAGGAGTGGATTGACATTTTCAAATACTGGTTGAGCATAGGGATATTGTGGGATTGGGAGCCAGAACATTTCAATAGTGAATATTTCAGAAAATCAGCAGTTTGCGAGCAAAGATATAAGCAGGAATTGGAATTGAATTTACTTGAAGATATCAATTGTATTGCGGTGGATATCGATGGTGTCCTTGGTGATTATCCTATTGCCTTTCAAAATTTTATTAAGGAACAAACAGGTGTGTGGATTGATATAACAACCTATGACTTATATGAAGAATATGCTAAGGTACTGTCATGGGATAAAATGATTGCTTTGAAACATGAATATAGAGATACAGGCCAGAAAAGATACATTCCTATTTGTGATGGTGCCAAAGACTTTCTGGATAGGCAGAAACAAGCAGGCAAAACTATAATTCTGCTCACCAGTAGGCCTTACAAGCAATACAGCCGGATCTTTGCCGATACTATGGAATGGTTGAAAGATGGTGAATTACAATATGATGCTATCATCTGGGATGAAGATAAAAATTATTCTGTCATCAAGGATTTTCCAAACATAGATTATATGGTTGAGGACAACCCGAAATTTGCTATTAACATTGCCAATCTAGGCTATAAAGTGTATTTAGTAGATAAAATATATAACCAAAATTGCCAACATGAAAATATTACAAGAATCAAATCACTAAAGGAGATAAAATGAAGCCAAAAGTAACATTAATGTCATGGTCAAATAAACCAATTGAGACAGTATATGCCTTGTGGGAAGCAAGTAAAAATGAAGATCCCTTACTGGATGTTAATCAAGTGAATATCAAGGATGCCCTTCCAGTATTTAAGAAAGTAATTGCCCAGAATATTCCGGTGGGTGAGCATATATCTTTTGTGTTCATGCTTGAAAATGTTTCTGTATCTTTCAGGGAACAAATGGTGAGACATCGCATCGGCACGAAAGTTGGTGATAATATCGGAGTTGATATTGTACCGGATCTCCATACATCAACATTCTGGTCACAGAGTATGAGAATTCAGGACATGGGAAAGTTTGCTGATTATGGGGCTTACAGAATTCCTGATGGATTAACACGAAGGCAAAAGCAAGAGTGGGATGCTGATATGCTTGAGGCACAGGATAGATACAATAATTGGAAAACTCGCATTCCAATTGAAGATGCTAGGGAAATGATTCCACTAGGAGCACAGCACAGGATCAGCTGGGCATTAAATCTCTGTTCTATTCAGCATATCATGGGCAAGAGATCCTGCTGGATTTTACAGGCAGGTTTGTGGTTTCCTATTATCCACGGAATTATTAATGAACTAGCAACCAAGATCCATCCGGCCTTCAGGGATATAGCACAACCACCGTGTATGGATAATAGTTGTTTTAAGACTTGTGTATATAAACTAGAGAATGAACGCAGAGTGGATGGATCTGATTGCCATCACGCCTGTCCTTTATATTTACAGGAAAATCACAAACCATATCCAATGGAAGATGTAGGAGAATTCCATGAACGCAAGGAATTATATGGTGAGATGTGGGGGATCGAATTATGATGTTACCCATGGTAAATCCATATGCTAAAATATTTCCTATATATGTAGATAATAGCCTAGCTGTAATGGATATAGATGGCAGAGTGATGTATGATCTTTTCAATGATGCTGGTATTTTGAGTTTGGGATATTATCCAAAAATGAGAATGCCATTGACAAGACCTAATTTTATGCCATTAATGTACACTAGCAGTACACGTGAAAAAGACTATGAGCAATTATCTGAAATTCTAGGATTTCCATATATATGGATGTCAGGCAGTGGATCAGAATCAGTGGAAGTCATGATAAAAATCATGAGAAAACACATGGTTGATAATGGCAGGGATGACAAATTTATATATGCTTACAGAGATGGATTCCACGGCAGGACATTGGGAAGTTTATCAGTAACAGATACACATAACCGGATTGGCTTTGAACCATTATTGCCATGGGTGAAATTCTTTTCATTACCATCAGAAATCAAAGATGATTGTGGAGGGATCTTGCTGGCTACAGTTTTCACCCACCATAAAATTATGCCTTACACTGATTCATTCTGGGACGGCATCAATGTGGCTAGAAACAAATATGATGTCCTGCTAGGACTTGATGAAATAAAAGTTGGAGCAGGAAGATGGGGCACTAATATATTTGCTCATGAATCATGGGATATAAAGCCTGATATGTGCGCTCTGGCCAAAGGAATTTCTGCAGGCAAAGGTGTAGCATTGACTTGCATAAATGAGAGAGCAGGGCAAGTAATGAAAGTTGGTGATCACTTTTCTACCTACTCAGGAAGGGAGAAAGATTTACACTGGACACTTAATGTTATCAAGGAAATTAAGAGGCATCTGCCAACAGTGAAAGCTAGAAATGAAGCTGTCAAGAACATTGCACAAAAATATAAATTTATCCCCATGGGAGAAGGGAATTTGGTTGGAATTATGTGTGATTCAAAAATAATGCAGGCACAACTTGACGATGCAGGTATAATATTGCCTGTGCTACAAAAAGATTGGATAATAATGGCGTGGAATTTTAATATTACTGATGTTGAATTTGATCTTATATGTTTAGGCCTTGGCCGTGCTTTCTCAGCATACAGGAAGATATACCCATGTTGATCATATTTGAAGGACTTGATGGATCTGGCAAAACTACATTCGCAAAGGAATTATCTAAACACAGTGGAATACCATATATGAAGCCTATGATTTACCATAAATTATGGTTATTACACCAGAATATTAAGGGATGGGATGAGCCTATCATAGACCTTACTGTTACTGATATGGCTCGAATATTAAATTGTGATATAATACTTGACAGATCTCTATTGTCTGTCATAATTTATCAAATTTATCATGGTAAATTATCACATTTGCATGCACATGATATGCTGGAATATTGGGTGCACAGCATTTTGCCTGTAGATTCTGTGTGTTATTTTATGAAAAGAGATCTTGAGAAATGTAAAAGAACAAGGATTAACAGATTTTCTCCTTCATCAATGGGTGATATAAATAATTTATATAACCAATGGATACTAGAATTGAAAACACTAGGTGCTCAGGTGGAGATTTTGAAAAACATTGCAGGCAAAACACCACAAATGCAAGTGGAAAAAATATATAAGGAGGCAAGTTGGAATACAATAACAACATAATAATCATGGGGATGCCTAGAACAGGCACATCTTTGGTCACAAACCTGCTGTCAGATGCAGGCTGGAATTTAGATGCTGGTGGAATTTTCAAAATGATGGGAAAGGATGAGTACAATAAAAAGGGATATTTTGAGGTCAGGAATATAATAAAAATAAATGACCAGCTCATGAGGGCAAATGTGCCATATTCATCATTCCTGCAACCTTATGATGTAGATGGGGACTTTCCGCTACACGAACAGGATTATTATGAGGCTATCCCTATGGTAAATGACTATACCAGAAGAGATAACTGGAATATGGCTCATTTCCGAACATTGGAACAATTGACACAACACAGAAATTACATAGAATTTTGCTACAACAACCTGAATCAGCCATGGGCAATCAAAGATGTTAGATTTCCTTTTACACTAGGCCAGTGGAATTTAAAATATCACAAAATTATTATTACACAAAGACATCCTGATGCAACATATGCATCAATGCAAAATATATATGGATCTATTTTCAATAGATCCATAGTGTATGGTGACCATTATGTTAATGATTTTACATCATTTAAAAAGTATTGTGATATATACGGATCTGCCATCAATAGTGTTACCCAACATTGCAAAAATGTATTTTATGTAGATTTCAAGGAATTGCAGGAAGGGAACATCCAAGGGCTAGAATTATTTGTAGGGATGGAATTGAATAAAAGTGTAATTGATAAAAATCTAGTAACAGCAGGAGGCATTGGTGGGTAAATTATATCACTTGCAACAGGTAGTTCTGCCTGCAATAAAAAATAATTTTGATAATCAGGTGGTGAATGGGACATATGATTGTGATAAATTAGATGATCCAGTACATGTTAAAATGTGCCATATAGATGTGCGATTATTGGAAGCCATAGAATTGCATAGCAATGGACTGAACCAAAGGGCAAACGACAAAATCATCAGTGCAATAGGCTATCTTGTAATGTTACACCAGTCCATATCTGCTGAGCAAAAAAATCAAAACTGTCAGATTTGATCAATTTGATTAATTTGACACATTTTAGAGAAGAAATTGTTGCAGGCAGTGTTGCATGAAATGTCGTAAGTTAAGTAAAAACAACAGA